CCTGGGAGCCAAGAAGCGGCGCGAGCAGGCGGACGCCATCTGGACGCGATGCGTGACGCCCTTTGAACCAGCCATTGCAGACGGCACGACCAAGTGCATCAAGCGCATGAAGGGGCATTTCCTGAAACGCCTCAATTGGTTCATGCAACACGGCGCCCCGCTTGACGAGGAGAGCCGCACAGCCAAGGATGTCTCCATCGTGGTCGAGTGCAAGGCTGATGTCCCGTTCATCCCGGCCGCGACCGAGCTTGACGCCTTCTTGATGCCTCAAGGCGAGGCCGTGGCGTCCTTGCAGCTGTCCTGGCGCACCGTGTTCGGTGATGTCGAGGGCGCTACAGTAGCGCAGATGGCCGACGAGCTGGGAGAGCTGACGGGCTGGTCCTCGATGGCCCCCGAGGCTCACCGTGCTGTCGCTCTCAACCGCTTGGGTGACGCCATCCAAGTCGAGGACACGATCCGCCGCCAGCTCCGCACCGTCCTTGCCGAGGAACTGACCCGCACGCCCAACGCCTCCCCGCTCCAGGTCGCAGCCGCACTCCGAGCCGAAGCAAACCACGTCTTCAATAACGCCTTCGCCCGCGCAAACACCATTGCCCGCACCGAGATCGGCGCCGTCATGGGCGACTACCGGCTTGCCATCATGCAGGCCGAGGGCGTCACAATGAAACGCTGGAGCAGTGCGCACGACAGCCACACCAGGCCAACCCACGCAGCCGCAGATGCCGAGGGAGCGATCCCGCTTTCCCAAGCATTTGCCGCGAACAGTCTACAACGCCCCCACGACCCAGACGGCCCGGCTCACGAAGTATGCAACTGCCGTTGCGTGCTCGTGGCAGGATAGGAGTCCAGATGTCCAAGACCATCGTCAAAACCGGAAGCAAGGCGGCGGAGTTCGTCAAGCCCGACATCAAGGCCATCGCCGCGCTCCTAGACGCTCGTGGAGTCGTCGGCGTTGCTCCGGAGGTTGCCGCCAAGCGTTTCGTCCGCTACATCGCATCTGAGGAATCCCTCGACACAATGGGCGACGTGATCCTCGCGCACGGCTGGAACGTGGACGAATGGCACGCGAATCCAGCTATGTTCGCAGACCACAAGCATGAGGTGGGAATGAAGATCGCCCACGGCTTGCAGGCCCAGGTGATCGGCAAGCAGTTGATCGTGGATTGCTTCTACCTGCCCGCCGACCTCGCTCCGTCCCCCCTGGCCGAGACGTGCTTCAAGATGATCAAGGCCGGCATTCTCCCGGATTGCTCCATTGGCGCCGTCCCGACCAAAATGCGGTACGCCGAGAACACCGACCGCGCCAAGTACGGCGAGGAATGCTGGCGCGTGTGGGAGTCGCAGACACTTAAAGAGCTGTCCGCAGTGGGTATTGGGGCCAACTCCCGCGCCAAGGTCGAGGCGGTCGCTAAGAGCCTAAAAGACGGCACCCTGACCAGCGCCGACATGATGGCCCTGCGCGGCATCGAGTCGCTGGAAGGTCTTGCCGAGCGGGCGCAGTTCCGCAACGCACCTTCCGTGAGTGTGCAGGTTCCGCCCGAGATGACCGCTATGCTCAAGACCATGCAGGACCAGATCGAGGCCACCAACCGCGCCCTGGCGGAGTCCGCAGCAGAGCAGAAGCGCCTTGCCGCCATCAAGCGCAAGGAAGCGCAAGGCCTTGTCCTTCCGCTGACCGTTGAGGACGCCGAAGCAATCCTCACTTACACGGAGGCAATCGAGGAAACTTTGCGCAAGTACCTACCGGACGACGACGAAGAAACTAAAATTCCTAAAGAAGAGAATGAGGGCGTGCAGCCCTACAACAACGGCGGAAAGAGCCTCAACCCGGAACTCAGAGCGGGCTTGGAGTTGCTCCACAAGTCGATCCACCACAACGAAAACGAGGGATGACAATGGACGAGCAGACCAAGACGCTCCTGGCGGATCTCGCCAAGGGCTTCGAATTGCAGAAGGCGCATCTTGAGCGCGTAGGCGCCGCCGAGGAGCAGATCAAACAGCTCCAGGCGACCGTCGAAGACCAGAAGAAGCAGATCCAGACCGCCGCGCAGCAGCGTAAGCAGTTCGATGGCTTCACCACCGAAGGCGAAAAGCGGGACGCTCTCGGCGCCCTGATGCGCGGCCTCCATGCTCAGGCTATCGCCGGCAAGGCTGGCAAGGCTCTGGATCGTATGGGTGACTCCGAGCTTCGCGACATGGGCTACTTGGGCGAGGCCAAGGAACTTTCTGACCACATGCTCCAGAAGGCCGCACAGGCTTCCAGCGACACCTCCGGCGGTGTGTTCGTGTCCCACGACACTCTCGGCACCGACTGGATCAAGCTCCTGCGCCCGAACAACAAGGTGCTCCTCGAGGCCGGCGCCACCTGGACCGACCTTCCCGAGCGCACGGGCCGCATCACGATCCCGCGCCAGAAGAGCCTGCCGACCTTCTCGGCAACCTCCGAAAACGGATCTGTCACCACCTCCGACATGGCCTGGGAGCAGATCAGTCTGACCCCCAAGCGTGCAGCGGGCGGCGGATTCATCTCGAAGACCTTCCTGTTCTCGGCTCCCGAGTACCTACGTATCTTTGAAGATCAGTGCATGTACCAGGCTCTCCGTCAGATCCAGTTCTGGGCACTGTACGGCGTTGGTGCCGAAGGCCAGACCAAGGGCATCTACAACGAGCCGGGCACCTCGAAGTTTTACATCTCCTCGACCGATGGCACCAGCTCCGGCGCCAATGGCAGGATCTTCAACTATACCGACGTTGCCGCCCTGGAAGAGCAGATTGCTCTTGCCAACGGTCGCATCGAAGGCGCCAAGTTGATCACCCGCCCCGAGGTCATCCGTGGCGCCAAGTCCTTCAAGTATGCTCAGTATTCGGGCGACACCGTGGGAATGCCAGGCTTCAACTTCTCGCCCTCCGACACCTTGCTGTCGGATGAGAAGCTGCGCGGCGCAATGGGCTACGACTACTACCGCCTGACCGATGTCAAGGGCGGCACGACCGTCGGTTCCAACTCCGATTGCGCCCATGCGTTCTTCGGCCAGTTCGACAACGTGGGTATCTACACCTGGGGCGGCATCAAGCTCAAGGTCAGCGCCGAAGCCACCCTCAACGGCACCAGCGCCTTCGAGAACAACCTGATGGCCCTGATCGCGGATGTCGATTACGATGTCCTGATCCGTCAGCCGAAGGAACTTCTCGTGGTCATGGACGCCCGCACCGTCAAACAGTAAGGAAGAACCATGAGCATCAACTCCCAGAACTTCGCCGTGGGCATTGCCCCCAAGATCGCGATGGCCGTCACGACTGCCGCCGCAACCACCACCAACGGCACTACCATCGACCTGGAAGCAGCCGGCGCCGACATCGGAAACGAAGTCGGATTCCTTGGACTCTTTACGACCGTTGGAACATCCGTGGTCTGGAAGCTCCAGTCCTCGCTCGACAACTCGACCTGGACCGACATCTCCGGCACTTCCAGCCCCGTGCTGACCGCTGCCGGCGTGTTCCCTATCTCGATTGGTCGGTCGAAGCTGGCAACCCGGTACGTCCGACTGGTCGGGACCACCTTGGGGACGGGCAACGTCATTTCCGGCGTTTACACCCCGTTCCAGTTGGCGCAGGCTCCGGCATTCGGCAAGGTCAACGGCACCGACTTCATTGCGCTGGGCAACTAAGCGATGAGCCTCCCGCTGACCACGCTCGCGCACGCTCTGGAGTATTGCGACATCGTGACCACGACCAACTCGGTTTCCGAGGTCACCGTGGAAACGAAGCGCATGATGTCCAGGATCATCGCGGGCGTGAGTCAGCGGATCGAGCAATTCTGTCAGCGCACCATGCAGGTCACGCAGAAGGTCGAACTTCTCGCGACTGGCCCGCATGGGCGCTTCCTTTTCGCGGAAGCCCCATACATTCGGGATGTCCTTTCGCTTGAGTACGATCCGATGGGAACCTTCACGAGCGGATTCTCGACGCTTGACGAGGGCAACGACTTCGCAATTTCCCCCGACCGCTACCAAATCAATATCACGGTCGCTTGGCCGATCATGTACAGTGCCCCGGCCCGTCCCTTCCGGCTGACCTACTTGGGCGGCGTTGCCTACTCCACCGACACGGCGATCTACGCGGGCACCGTGACAGACACGCTCACGGCTGGCACATACGCGCAGGACGATGGCAGGCAGATCATCATCAAGGCATGGGACGGCACAGCCAAGCGCGTGACCTTCTCGGCTGACTTCGGCACATTCGCCCCCGGTGACGTGCTGGTATGTGGCGCGGCGACCCTGACCCTGGGCGCCGTCATCCAAGACAGCATCACCAACGACCACCCCATCCTCGAGACTGCTGCACTGATGCAGGTTGCCTACGAGTGGGAGCGCCGCAAGACGGCGGGGCGCAATTCGTCCACGATGGGCAACGGCGTCACCAACTACCAGGGCGAGTATTTCCTCCTCAAAGAGGTCGAGGACCGAATCAACAACTACCAGTTGTTCAAGGTCGGTTACTGATGTCCTTCGAGTGGGCAATCCAGATCCCGGTCAAGGACCGCCCCGCCGACTTCCGGGCAAAGCTCAAGCCGATCTTCCAGCAGTTCGGGCAGGAATACAATACCGCCCTGATCACGCAGAACCTGTCCGGTCGTCATGGCGACATGGGACTGAATCGCCGAACCGGCAACCTGGCAGGCGGATGGAACACGGCAACGACAGAGGATTCCTCTGGTCTTTCCGTGACCAATTGGGTCGCAGGCCCAGCAGCAGACACGCACGGCGGCTCGCATGGCTACGCATGGGCGCAGGAGTACGGCGCAGTCATTCGCCCCGTCAAGTCTAAATTCCTTTGGATCCCGACCGAAGAAAATCGCACGCCAGCAGGCTATGCCAAGATGACCCCCACCGAAGCAATCGCCAAGGGCGGGTTCATCTCCTACAAGAACGGCCCGGTTTTCTTCGGCGTCTCCGGGTCAAGCTCAAAGAGGACCGCAGGCTTCAATCTGACGCCCCTGTTCATCCTCAAGAAGGAAGTCACCATCAAGCCACGCATGGGCGCAACTTCACTTTTCAAGGAGCGCATCCCTATGCTTGAACGGTCAATTATTTTCGCGGCGGGGAACTTGCTTTGAGCACCATCACCAGCATCACGCCCAAGCGAATCTCACCCGTCACGACCGGCACGCTTACGATCTCCGGCACCGGCCTCGACACCGTGACCAGCGTCACCGTGGACGGACGTGCCGCCCCCATTGTCGCGCAGTCCGCGACCTCGATTACCTGCACATGGCCCAAGCGGGTCACAAACGGCGTGTGGGATTGGTCGGGCGGCTCTGTCGTGGTAGCCTTGGCCGGCCCGTCACCGGCAGCGGGAGTCGTGTCCTACATGAGCACCCGTGACGGTCGCGGCGTCCTGTCCGTCAATGCCCGGCTCGCCGCAGCGTCCGTGCTCAATGGCTACTTCTACGACTGGAGCGCCGCGCAGATCACCGGATTCCAGGTCGATCCTGCCACATGGATGACCGGCTCCCGGTGGCCTCGCGTGGTATCGTACATCACCAGCATGGACCCGGACCCGTCCTCGTTCGTTTCGGGCTTCCGCACCTTTGACGTGCGTTGCCGCCTGGATGCCGTGGTCCCGATGAAGAGCCTGGCAGACGCAACGCAGGAAGGCTCGTTGATCCTCTCCGACCTGACCCGCGCCGTCATGCTTGACGTGAGCTGTGGCGGGATTGCGGATGTCGTCACTGTGGACGCCAAGGAGCTGATGGTCATTGAAGGCCTTGCCGCTGGTTCCCTCTTGGGTGCAGGCATTGGTTACACAATGAAGATTCAGCACATCGAGAACGACCCCACCCAGAACGTCGAGTGGTTCTCGACAGGAGGAATTTAATGGAGTTCAAATACATCCAGACGGCGGACGAGACTCGCTTCCTGGCATCCGAAGCCCTCGCGTACATCGCCGCTCTGCCGGCCAGGGAAGCCAAGGCCGAGATCGTGCGCCTCTTCAATCTTTCCCAGCCCATCGCAACCGAAGCCGCCCCGGAAGGGCAGGAGTAAATCATGGCCGTCCAACTCTGGAAGTTCAAAACCATCTACGCCAAGGTCGAGACGACCCCCGGGACCTACGTCACGGACGCGACCCTGTTCACGGCGGCAAACGTCCTGATCGCCCCGCATGACATTACCTTCGAAACCAAGCCGGTCGTCACAAAGCGCAACCCCGAGGGCAAGTTCCTCGAGGGCATCCAGCACGTCATCGGGCAGATCCCCGCTTCGGTCAAATTCTCCCACCGTTGCTTCACCGGCGCGGCTGGCGTGGCTCCCTCCTACGGTCCCTTCCTCAAGGCGTGCGGACGCTCCGAGACGGTCGTTGCTTTGACCTCCGTTGCCTACGCTCCGGACCCCACCGCGCAGACCACGCTTTCCATCGGCTGGGAAGTCCTGTCCGAGGATGGACTCACCGCCTACCGCTACGCTCTGAGCGGCGTCAAGGGTACCGCAACCCTCAAGCCGACCGGAAGCATCGGCACCCCGTTCATGTGGTCCTACGAGTTTGAGGGCGCCCTAGCGATCTCGGCAGACGGCGCTACCATCAATGGCGTTTCGGCCACCCCCACGGCAGGCATCACCTACCCGGATGAGGTCGCTACCGCCATCCGCTTCGGCCAGTTCGTCAGCCCGACCGGCATCTTCGCCTTCCAGTGCGACACGATGGAGGTTGCGTTCGGAAACAAGGTCGAGATGATCACCGACATCACCAACTACAACGGATTGGCCTACGCAGTCCACGCCAGCCAGGAGCCGACCATCAAGGCCGGATTCCGTGTCGTCCCCCGTGCCACATCGGAAGAGCTGGGCAAGTTCGTCCTTGGCACCGCCTTCGCCAACTCCGTGACCTTCGGTGCCACGGCAGGCAAGAAGATTACCGTCTCGACCAACGCCTCCGCGCAGTACACCAGCCTAACCTACAAGGCCATCGGACCCAGCGCAGGCATGGAAGCGACCATCGAGTGCCACAAGACGACGACCGCCGCCGCCTCGTCTGACTCCCTCGTGGTGACCTTCCTGTGAGCGAGGTACTTTGGGGCATTGACCCCACCGTCAAGCGAGCATGGACCCCGGCTGAGTTCCGGATCGTCCCGGCTGGCTGGAACGAGCGCGTCAAGTCGATCTCCCCGGAAGACGAGGCCTTCAAGGAGGCGGCTGTCCGTGAGAAGTTCGCGGAAGACCTGAAGGAGATTCAGCGCGAGTTCGCTGGCGCTCCCAGGGGCATCAAGGACGGCGCCCCGGTCGTCTGGCTGTCCCCGCTTCCCGAGTCGCTTTCGCAGGAACTCCAGCTCGCAAAGTCGCTCTACCAGCGGCAACTCTATTGGGCGCGGGAGAACCTGAAAGCCGACTCAGACAAGGTGCAGGCGTCGGATCTCCCGGAAGCTGAAAAGGCGTCCACCATCGAGCGGATGGAGCGGGAGGCTACCATCGCAAACGTGGTGCGCGGGAATGCGGCCTACCCTGGCGCGTTGCGCTCCAAGGTGCTCGCGGCCTGCATTGTCGGATGGGAGCGAG